GCCAAGAATTTATTTTTGTAAAATATTTCTGTTTTACAAATGACTGATCCAGGAAAATACATATCTACTTCTTTTCCTTGTTTAATTACTTTGTATGCATATGGCTGCACTATTTCATACGTTGATGTGTACCCAGCATCCATGCCAAAATATTTTCTAAATATATCGTTACGGATTTTTACTGGTGCGTACCATTTCTTACCAAACCTAACTAAATCTTTTTGCGTTAAATCATTTGTTTCTTTTATTGCTTCTTTTAAAACATCATTAAGCTGCCTTGTATCCATACATCTCCTTTGCTTCATCTAAATATGTGTGACCGATATTCCATTGTATCTTTGTAAAATCTGGTTGAACGATCTTGAAAGGATCATCCATCTTTGCAACCTCTTGTTTAATTTTTAAATCATTAACAAGATTGTGCATTGCTTCTTTGTATTTACATGTAGTTACTTCATGGATCATAATGCCATCTTTTTCTTTGCCGTTTACATGTAAAATCCAAGTGGGTTTTTTTGTAGCATGATGATAAAATGATGCTTGCATCAAATGGTTCATCATTACTTTTGTTGGTAATGATTTTATAGAAAAACTTGCTGACCCATCTTTTCTATCTTTGTTTCTTCTTGACCAGCTAGTTTTAAGTTCAACAATTTTTGTTGGTGTTTGAAAATCTGTTCGACCTATGATTGGCAGCACTAATCCATCATCAACATAATTAACGTAGTTTTCAAAAACAACTTTATCACCTGGTTTAATACCAAGAATTTCTAAACCTCTCATTGCATTAGCTACTGTCTGTGGTATCTGCTCTCTTTCATACTCCCATCGTTGCTCGTCTCTCCTATCATCCCACAATTTAAAATTATTATAATAAGGTTTTGGATCTACTTGACCTGTAAGTCTTGCACAGACTGTATCACCAACAATGTTTCCGCATTGCATTGCAGAATTAATTTGAAACTTTCTTCGCTTCTCCTGGTTACAATATAAATATTTGTAAACATATGCATCTAAAGGCATAGTTCCTTGTGATGGAGAAAAATGATCCATTCCTCGATTTAGAAAATATGGTGGAATAGAAGACAACATGTGTCATAGATACAGGGTATTTGATGTAGATCAAAACGGAAATTCTACTCAAATGGTTGATTTTGAGAAGGAAAAGAGAAAGTTTTGTGGTTAAACTGTGAATAATTACTTCAAAGATAGTGGCAGATCATTCAAAGTATAGGCACATATGAATTTTGCTACTCTAGTTAATTCTATTGTTGTTGGATAAGCATCATAAAAATTTCTACAAATAAATTGTTGATCTGTTTTACGATGAATGATGCCACCATAATTTTGTTGTGTATCTTTACGCTGATATATTCCAGTCATTTGATCTTTTATTCGTATTGGATTACGCCAAGCTGTATAGAAGTTTAACATATTATAATAAACACCTTTGGCATCATTTTTATCAATTATAATAATTGTTTTTTTATCATCCCACCACCAAGAAGCAGCAAAATAACCATGTAATACTGGTCTTTCTTCAGCATCACCATAAAAATTAATTTGATTGTTTTTAACATAGCCGTTTATTTGTCTACTAACTTCTTGTGTAATAAAATCTTCTATTTTGCATTCTAAATATTCTGCATATTTATACAAAATATCTAAGCCAATACTTTTTTGTTTCATGTGCCTACTAACAGAACGATGATCTATTTTTAAAAAATCAGCAGCTCCTTTTTGGGATTTGCCGTTCACTTTTTCTCTTTTAAAAATTTCTGCTAAGTTATGCATGTTGTATATTTTTTTGAAAGTACTCATAATTGATTTATTTTTATACACAATAGACACTATTTGTACACTATTACTATCCTAAAGTTTCTGTCTATTCATAATTCTACACAAATGGTAGTAAATCTTATGGATAACTTGGGGATTGCCAAATTATTAGCTGAAGATTGTTGGTTAGTAGTTTGGAAAGATCCAACAGAGGGTGATCGTTCCTGGAAGACTGAATTTGATGGGAAAGCATCGGTCAACGTAGATGTAGGCTGGATGTTAGATAATCCTAATGATCCTGATGAGTATGTTTTGTTTCGTAGCCGCAGCATTGTCATTGATGAAGCTGAAAAAGGTAGCGAAATCTACATACCGAAAGGCTGTATTGTAGAGAGGTACAGGCTTACTTTACACGGAGAAGGAGAAAGATTTGAAACAACAACAACAATTAGAAAAACCAACTGAGATTAAACCACAACAGGTATCTGATGCATTTGTTTATACGATTGCCACTAGGTACATGATGATTTGTGAAGAAGTTGGCGTTACTTGGTTTGGCTACGAAAGAGATTGTTTAGTTTCAGCTGAGAAAACATGCTTGAAAAGTGGAAACTATACAAAATAATTATCTTCAAAAAAGATTTAACGGAAGCTGATAAAATGATCTGCTTCGCTTTGTTAGATCATATGGGAACAACTGGCAAAATATTCCCCAGCAATAAAAGATTACAGCTTATTACAGGATTGTCAGATAGACAAATCAATCGCAGTACAAAAAGATTAAATGATTTAGATTTAATTCGTAAAGTTAAACAAAAAGGGAAAAATTTTTATACACCGAATTTCCACATCATTGATACAAAGTATGACACAGCTGTCCTAAAAAGTAGGACACCTCCGTCACCCCCTACTCAACTAACTATATCTAATAATAAATATAAGATAACTTCTTTAGTTAAGACATTAGCAAAGAAAAGTAATCCTAATTATCGTGCTGTAGTGAACAATGGTTTGACGTACAAACAGAATGCACACAACAAGATAATTAAACAGATGCAGCATAAACTATCACGACATCAGTTTTCGCAGTGGATCTTGGTTTATGAAGAAGAAACAACAAGAGAGAATGCACTGAGATATGCAGAGATGTTATGCAAGTAGAGATTGGTACAGTACAGCTGTGGAAATGGTTTCAGGACAGTATAAGGATATTAAAACGATTACCTGGTCAAAGAAAACAAAAGATGAGTTCATGGGTTGATTTCCCTGATGAGTACTGGACTACTTATGGATATCACGATGTTAAAGTAAAATTACCACCACCAGACAGTAGAAGTATTTCCAGAGTTGATTTCATTTTAGAGATCATGCAGCATGTGCCTGATGTAGAGATGAGAAAGCTCATATGGATGAGAGCTTCAAACTATCCTTGGAAGTTATTGTCTAAAGAATTTGGTATGCACCGAACAACAATGCACAAGAAATTACATTATGAATTGATGCGATTAGTATTTGTTATACATGATGAAAAAAAAACACTACAAAAACTACGAAATTTGTTGTAAGGAAAGATATACTCAGAATAGTTCTGAGTTTTGTACTTACTTAGTACATCTTTCTTTTCTCTTAGCATGGTAGGTCGACCATTACGCAAAGTGTTTTGCAATGCAAGACGCAAGTATGATGGTCAACCTTGCCGTGCAAAAGCAATGCCGAATGGTAAATGTAAATTGCATGGAGGAATGAGCAAAGGTCAGATAACATTAGATGGCAAAGTCAAAGCATATAAAAACCTCAAGTACTTCAGACACTGGTCAGTTGATCAAATCAGACAGTACATTGAAGGAAAGTATCCTGATCAAGTTGATGGAGGGAACACCTCTCACGAAGATCTGTAAGGAAGATAACTTACCAAGTGTAACGAAGGTTTACTCCTGGATGAGTAATGATGAAGACTTTGCAACACAGGTTAAGACAGCAAGAATGAATGGTGCATTGACGAACCTTGAAGAAGGTTTTGAGGAGATGCAAGAGTTATCAAAGAATAAGAATTTAAGTCATGTCGATGTGACTTTGTTGAATACTAAACTGTATCATCTACGTTGGGTTGCTTCTAAGATTATACCGCAGTTCAATGACAAGATGGTGAATGAACACAAAGGAGATATAAGTTTTAAGATTGGATGGGATGATGGAAAAGACCCATTACTGAACCAGCCAAAAAAACTATAATGCACGCATCAAGAGGTTCTTAAACAAAACCTTAGCATATCCATAGCAATTTATTTTTTTGTTTGTTTTCTGCGGATCATGTCGGTGTTTGAAACCAGAAGGGTATAGCGTTGCCAGGATAAATATTTATTTTGCCTAGCGTTACTGCCATTTTTTTTCAGATCTAGGTGCGTAGTACCCCCCAAAAACACCTGGCTGGGTATTATAGTATATATGTCCCATCTTGAAGCTACAGCCATGTACGAACAATTATATTCAACCATAGACATAAACGAAAAAGAAAAAAAAATTATAATAGAATTTTCTGGTTTTGATACCACCCAAGAATGTGAGGAGTTCGTCAGAGATCTTGCACAGTTTTTTTCATTCAGCAGTATTAATCATCATGTCAAAAATCAAACAATCCACTGAGATACCAAAAGAAGATTATAAAAAATTAAAAGGAATAGCAGATTTCTTATCAGAAGGTTTCACTATTGGAGAAGACAAGACAGTCTGGAAAATAAATGTCAGAAAAAAAAATAATAATACCATATCATCCAAGAGAACCACAAAGACAAATACATGAAGCTCTTGATGATTATAGGTTCGCTGTAATTATTGCACATCGCAGACTAGGAAAAAGTTTGAGTGCAATCCTACATTTAATAAAGTTTGCTTTTACACATACTTTACCAAATGTAAGAATGGCTTATGTAGCACCACAGTTTAAACAAGCTAAGTCTATTGCCTGGGATTATGTAAAACAATTTACAAAAGAAATACCAGGAATGAAATATAACGAAACTGAACTTCGTTGTGACTTTCCTAATGGAGCTAGATTAACCTTATATGGTGTTGATAGTAATCCTGATGCACTGCGTGGAAACTATTTTGATTTCTGTGTAATGGATGAGGTGCAGCTAATAGACGAAACTATCTTTCCTAAAGTAATATTGCCAAGTTTGGCAGATAGAAAAGGAAAATGTTTATTTATAGGAACGCCACGATCAACGAGGAACTACCTCTATGAATTATATAAAAAAGCCAAAGCTGACCCCTCCTGGTTTTGTAAAGTTTTTAAAGCCAGTGAAACAAATATTATAGAGCCAATAGAACTCAAGCAGCTAAAGAACAACATGACCGATGAGGAATATCGGCAAGAGCTAGAATGTGACTTCTCCGCAGCCATTAATGGTTCGATCTATGGAAAGATTATGGATAAGCTGGATGGAGAAAACAGAATAAAAGATATAAATGTAGACCCTGGCTACCCAGTACATACA